CAGATGATTCGTAAGGACTCTACTGGTAACCACGAGTACACCCCACAGGAGCGTGAAGTACTGTATAAGTACATTGGTGAACAGCAGCTGTGGAAGCAGTTCGATAAACTAAGCAAGAACAAGAAGTATAACGATCAGTTGGATCGTATACGTGCAATGCGTGTACAAGGCCGTCCATCTGAGGAGATACAAGCAGCTCAAAGTGAAGTCTATTCAGTAATGAATGATATCATGTCTCAAGCTCAGAAGGCTGCTGAACTCCGTATGCAGCAAGAAAATGAACCGATGTGGCGCTCTATCCAAGAGTCACTGACCAATAAGAATATGATGCGTCAAGGTCGTGTCGATGATGCTGCACGTGCTGCTGATCGTCGTAAGGCAGAGATTGAACGACTAACTCAAATGTATCGTTAACCTTCAAGATGGCAACTACACAAAATACATTCACTGGTGATGGGTCTAATTTAGGCCCATTTTCTTTTACTTTCAAATGGCTAGAGTCAACTGATATTAAAGTTACTGTTGCAGGTGTACTAAAAACAGCTGGCACTCACTATAACCTTCAGGGCCTGAACTACACGACTAAAACTGGTGGTCAGGTCCTGTTCACTGCCGGTAATGCTCCTGCCAATGGGGCTGCTATTGTAGTGTATCGTCAGACTGATGATAGCGACCTTGCAGCTACCTTCTATTCTGGTTCTGCTATTCGTGCACAAGACCTAAACAATAACTTTGTTCAGGGTCTTTATGTTACGCAGGAGTCCTCCAATAACGCAACTACTGCTATCGGTACTGCTAACACTGCACTGACTAACTCAAACACTGCTATTAGTACAGCAAATGGAGCTGTAAGCACTGCTAACACAGCTTCTACTAACGCTAGTGCTGCTGTTGCTACTGCTAACACTGCTAATACTAATGCCAGTGCTGCTGTATCTACAGCGAATACAGCTAACACTAACGCTACTGCTGCTGTTAATACAGCCAACACAGCTTCTAGCAACGCTTCTACCGCACTAAGTACGGCTAACACCGCTCTAAGCACTGCTAATACTGCCAGCACTAATGCTACAACTGCAATTAGTACAGCTAATACAGCGTCTACAAATGCTAGCGCTGCTGTAAGTACAGCTAATACGGCAGCATCTAATGCATCGGCAGCTGTTAGTACTGCTAATACAGCTTCTAGCAACGCTTCTACAGCACTTAGTACAGCTAACACCGCCATCAGCACCGCTAACGCTGCAGCATCTGCTGTGGCTAATGCGATTCTCTATGACATCGTTGCTAACGTTGCTGCTATCCCAGCTTCACCAGCTAATAATGATGCCGTTGAAGTTACTGATTCTACTGGTATTCAAAGCTTTACTCCTTTAACTGGAGTACCCGCAGGGTTTGTCGGTAGCTCTGGGCTTAGTGTACGACTGGTTTACACAACTACTGGTAGCACCTGGAACTGGATTCAATACTTCCCTAATGATCCAGAGACACGTTACCTTAAACTTGCTGGTGGTACATTAACTGGAGATCTTACTGTCGCTAACCAAGGTGATATTCGTCTTGGTGAAGCAACAGCTAATGGCTCTAACTATGTTGCTATCCAAGCTCCTTCTAGCCTTGCTGCTAATGTAACGTATACATTGCCTAGCGCTGACGGTACTAGTGGTCAACTACTTAGTACCAATGGATCAGGTGCATTATCTTGGGCTACTACATCAAACGACATTATTCAAGAAGGCAACTCATCAGCTGAAGTCATCGACACCGGCAGCGATGGCCGGTTTGTGGTGACGACGGAGGGCAGTGAGAGGCTGAGGGTTGATAGCTCAGGGAGACTGGGGATTGGCACTACGAGCCCAGGCGAACTGCTTCATGTTTACAATTCCGCAGCTACTTCACGTCTAATTGTTGGTCCCAGTGGAACTGGAGCAGCCACGCCAAATGCTCTTGCGCTAGAGCAAGAAAATACCGGTTACACAGTTTGTCACGTTCGTAATCTCTACAATAATGCTGGCCTAGGTGAATTACGTCTTGGTGGGTACGGATTCACAACATTTACCTCAGGCAGCAGTCAAACCGAACGCGCCCGCATCGACAGCTCCGGCAGGTTACTGGTGGGGACGTCTAGTCCGCGTAGCTGGAGTGGCGTAACTTCGAACATTCAACTAGAAGGGACGGATTTCAATGCCAGCTCAATCTCACAAACCCTTAACAGCAACAATGACAACGGTGCTTATCTAGCACTCAATAAGTCACGGGGGACGTCTAATGGCTCTCAAACGGTGGTCCAAAGTGGCGATCAAGTAGGAGCTATTTATTTCAACGGAGCAGATGGAAGCAGTCTTCGCCAAGCAGCTCGAATCGAAGCAATCGTAGACGGAACCCCTGGTGCTTCTGATATGCCAGGCCGCCTTGTATTTTCTACAACGTCGGATGGGGCGGCGGTTTCGACGGAGCGGCTGAGGATTGCAAATGATGGCAAAATGGGCTTTGGAACTACTACGCTAACAGGCAAGTTTAACTTTGACGGCAGCGTTTTTCTGTTTACCCAGCCCTCTGGAGCAGGAAACTCAACTCTAAAATTCAACACATCAACAGGCGCTGTTACATATGACACATCTTCTCGTCTTGTAAAGCAGAACATTGAAGATTGCCCTTATGGATTGGTCGAATTAGCACAGCTTAAACCTCGAAAGTATTTCAGGACAGACGACCAAAAAATAGAAATTGGTTTTGTAGCAGATGAAGTAGCTAATGTGCTGCCTGAATTTGTGCCGATTGGCCCTAAGTATATCATTACAAAAAACGAGGTCGATACAGAAGAAATTCCTCTTGGCGTCAACTATGAGAAGCTGACAGCAGTTCTGACAAAGGCGTTGCAAGAAACCATCAGTGAGATCGAATCACTGAAGGCACGAGTTGCTGCTCTTGAGAGTCCGACAACTACCCTTGAAATCCCAGTGGATCCCTCTAGTACCGACATCTAGGCACTGCAACACGTTGAGACTTTATTAATAGGTAAATTCTATGATCACTATTCTCGGCATCAAAGTGTCCTATGAGACTCTTGGCTTTTTCATCCTTTTCATTTTATCTGAATATCTTGGAATTGTGAAAAAGCGCCGTGCTAACAGCGTTACTCAGGCTATCTCTATGGCTGCTGCTTATTTCAGCAAGACTCGCACAGAAGACGATACCATTCGTCGCATTCGTCGTACATTTAGAGGTAAGTAGGTATGGTACTGCTGCCAGTTAAGCAGTACTACCCTCAAACTGATAGTGCAACAGGTCACGGAGATCGGATGTGCTTTAGCTCAACATGTGCTATGGCTATCAAGTATCTCCGTCCTGATGCGCTTAAAGGTAGTAATGCTGATGATGATTACCTCCGTACAGTACTGAAGTACGGAGATACAACTGAATACAAATCGCACATCAAAGCTTGCCAGCAGTATGGAGTGTTCGCTTCCTTTTATCAGAAAGGTACGAAGCAATCCCTTATCAACGAGCTAAAAGCTGGTTATCCAGTTGCTACTGGTATCCTACACAAAGGTCCTGCTACTGCTCCTAGAGGTGGTGGGCACTGGATGCTACTCATCGGTGATGATGGAGAACGTGGTATCTTCCATGATCCATATGGTGAGATGGATAACATCAACGGAGGTTATGTCACCATTGGCTCATGTGGTAAGGACGTACGTTACTCTTGGAAGAACTGGCTCAAGCGTTGGGAAGTAGAAGGTCAAGGTACTGGATGGTTCATGACCTTTAGACCAACCACTACACCACAACTATCTACTTCCGTTGCTAACACTTGGGAAGGAGTTATCACTGCCGCCTCTAAGGCAGGTGCTAAGTTCCCACAAGTCGTAGCTGCTCAATGGGCGTTAGAAAGTGGCTGGGGTAAACACACCTCTGGTACTCATAACTACTTTGGGCTTAAAGGTTCTGGTACCGACCATGAAACCAAAGAGTTTCTCAATGGTCAATGGGTAACCATTAGGGCTGGGTTTATCGACTTCCCTGATCTACAGTCTTGTGTAGCGTACTTGGTGCAACGTTGGTATAAGGATTACAAAAACTATAAAGGAGTTAACCGAGCAGCTTCCGTAGAGGAATGTTGCAAACTACTAGTACAAGAAAGGTATGCCACTGATCCCGATTACAGTACTAAACTGATTAACATAATTAACCAGAAAAAATGATTGAAGCCGTCATAACAGGCGTTGCGTCTTTAGTTATCGGGGTCAGTGGTGGTATTGCCGCAGTTCATAGTAAATCTAACTCACGCATGGATGAGATCGACAAACGTATTGATAGCATAGAGCTTAGATTTGCTGAGAAATATGTACCACGTCAGGAGCTAGCTACTGCCTTACAAAAGATGGAGGATCATATGATTCGCATCGAAAACAAATTAGATCAGATTGTATTGAGAAATGGCTAACAAGAAAGCAACGGAGGACATGTTTAATGAACTCCACAACATGGTTACTCAAGAGCTACTTAATCGGATTAAATCTGGTGAAGCCAGTACAGCTGATCTAAAGGCAGCTTGTGATTGGTTATCAAAGAACGACATTAGTGGTGTTGCCTATGACGGCAACCCTCTTGATAAACTTGCCACCATTATGCCCAAGGTAGATCCTGAACTCATTCAAAAGAGGTTGTATGGCAAGTCGTACGTCTAATTACTACAAGAATAACCCAAAAGCTAAGGCTAAACGTCTTAAGCAACAGGCTGAATACAACAAGACAAAAGAGGGTCTTAAGATCCGTACTGATGCTAATAAGTTAAACCGTAAGCTTGGCACTTATGGTAATGGTGATGGTATGGATGCTTCCCATACTGGACCAAATAAAGGTAAACTAGAATCACCTAAAGTTAACCGTACCCGCCCACGTAAGGGTAAGAAGTATGGCTGAACCGTTAAAGATTAAACCGTCTCCACAGATTGCACGTACCATTAAGCTCCTTACTGACGGTACTATGTCTAAGTGGAGTAACGGTCGAATCCCTAAATTAAGTAGGGAACAAGCTATTGGATTTACTGCTAACTTAATTCAAGAGACTGGTTCTGCTGACCTCAGCAACCTTGATGTGGTTGAACAAGGTAGAGCTGAGGGGCGAGGTATCGGGCAGTTTACTGGTGCTAGGCGTCAAGCTTATGAACAATGGGCTAGTCGCTATCCAAATAGGAATAATCCTGATGCTCAACTGCAATATGTTGCTAAGGAGTATCGTGGTGATTATGACCCTAATGGTAACTCCTTAATCGGCTATACAAGGTCCTTTGAGCAGGCTCCTAAAGGTATCTCTCCACAGGATGCTGCTTTGTATTTCAGTCGTACATACTTTAGGCCTGGTGAGCCTCATAATGAACGTAGAGTTGATTACGCTAGACAATTAGACCAGGCTTACCCTGTTGCTGCACCTAAACCTAAACCGATGCCTAAGCCTCAGACTGCTGTAAAGAAACAGTCTCCATTGAAGATCTTTGGCATTACTCTTCCATTCCAATAATGTGACACCGCTACTTCCCAGTCCTGATCACTACCTCCACAACCTAATAACGATGACAAGCTCTGAAGCAAAAAGGCTACACCGTCGTGCAATTAAGGAATACTTTAATTGTCAATGCGTATACTGCGGAGAAACTTATGAACTACATGAACTTACACTTGACCACGTTCGCCCTAAGTGTCTTGGTGGCGAAGACCTTACTTCAAATTTGGTACCCAGCTGTAGGAAATGCAATCAGGCTAAAGGAAGTAGCAATTGGCTACAATGGATGAGGGACACATTTGGTCCTACTAATAGGGAAACATTAATTCTATCACACATTCGTTAATTATGGCTATCATGCGCAAAGGAAAAGATCAAGACAAGAATCGCGGTTCTGTTGCTGAACGCATTAAAGAAGATGTAGCTCGGATGGAAGCTGCTTCAATGAGTCGCCGTCAAGGTATTAGCAACATCACATCTAAGGACCTAGAAGGTAGAGCAAGGGGTGGTTCAGCTACCATTAAGGATGCCCCTAATGGCAAAGAGTACATGGGTCCTGCCTATGGTGAATACAAGGCTAAGCAAAAGGAAGATAAACCTAAGGCAAAAGCCAAGACTCGTCAGAACCGTGGTGCTGGTCGTGAAGACATGATGAGCCGTGAACGTCAACGGATGATCATGGAACGTGAAGAGCGTAAGCGTAAGAATGCTCAAGACAAGGGCGGGTCTAGTGTTGTTGGGAGCTGAGGATGGCTCCACAAAAACGTTTGTCGTGGGAAGAGTGGCAACGAAGAGCTAATGCGGATTACGTCAAAGGTGAATTTGGTGTACAGCAAATGATTTCTAGCTGGGGATACCC